CTACTCTATTGCAAAATATGAATTATCATCAACAAATGTAATAACTACTTCTTCTATCTCTTGTCCTATTTCGTAATATGTTACTTGTCCATAAATTCTAATATACTTTCCATTCTCATTCTTTATAGTTATGTATTCTTTTCCTGTCTTAGTCTTTCCTTTATCAATTACTTTACCTTTTATTTCTGCTTTTACTTTCATTTTATAACCTCCATTTATTAATATTATTAATTATATATTAACTAATTATATAGTATATTATACTATATAATATTGTCAAATAATTATTCTTGTATTTCTTTTTCGATTTTTGTCGGTTTTATGAATTCTGCTTCCAATAGCTCTCTATATCTCATTATAGCTAACGCTTTCTTGTTCGCTTGTTTGTAATATTCGTTTATATCCATATTTTCTTTTATTCCAAAATAGCTAGTATCGTTCATTATTAACCAATTTATCATTTCTTGACTATATCTTTTATCCATTTTATATTTTGTAATTACAATATTTCCTCTATATTCCGTTTCATATTCTTTCAAATAATAACAATGCTTCGCTATACCTTGATACACATCTGCCATAATAGGAGTATCAACTTTAATTTTTACTTCTTTTTTCTTGAGCAATCCTTTTGATGTAAAGTATCGCTTTTGATTTAGTAACCCTCGTTCTCGCCAAATTGTATAATTATCCTCGCCAACTGAATTATTCTTAGATACATACTTGGCTATATACTTAGCTACGCTTTCTATACTATTCCCGTTTTTGTCTTTATCTTTTATACATTCTATATAAACACCTCCAGTATTATTAACATTCCATACTTCCATCAATGCTTCCCAATTTACAAACGGTAAATTAAAATATATAACATGATAATGTATTGCGCCTCTTTTTTGGAATTCTGGAACACATAAATATTTCAATACATTCTTTCGTACTTTATACAATTTATAAGATAATCTCATATTAAATTTTGTAAATTCTCTATTAGCTTTCTTCATATCTGTAATATTTTCTTTAAATGTTAATGTAAGAAATTTAGTGTACGCTTTTTCTCCATCATATTCACCAGTCTCTACGTTATACGTTCTCCATTCGTTAATATTAGCATTTATTATGTCAAATATGTTTTGTTGCGCTCTTAAAGTAATCTTATTAAATGTTTCTATATCAATAGAAGAGGATACTTTATAATTTTTGTTAAGCATATAAGGTATTTTTAATGCTATATCTAAGTCCAAACATCTATACTTTGTTATTCTCCAATCAACAATTTTTTTCCTCTTTTTTTTAACATTTATCTTTCTAGTATATCCTGAAACGACATCATCATTTGTATAATCTTTTATAGTAACTATTTCACCTGTAATAATAATATTTTTATTATATCTCTTTATTTGCTTCATAAAAATTCCCACTTTCGTATCAAGTGTTCTAATAGACAAGTAAAGTATTGCGCCCCCAGGGGGCGGCGCAATTTCTTTAACATAGTGCCATTTTTTATCAAAGTGCCACTTTTACAGATTTATTTTTTCTTTTTTTCCCGTTATCGGTCGGGAACTCCTCGGGGAAAGCGCCTATTGGGATAACGCATTTACTTTTTCTTTTATCTTTTACTTTTTTATAACGCATTTAATTTATAAGGCACTTTCCCATACAACATTATACCGATAGTGGAGTTTGTCAAACAGAATAGCTCGACAACGTTCATTCTTCTCTTTTGTCGACCGATTCAGTTTTGACAAACTTTAAGGCTTCACGTGAAACATTTATCAACGATTAATAGAATATTTATGTACATTTTATCATATTTCATCATTTCTTTAAAATCTTATTTTATAGTATTTATTAACTTATATATATAAAAAAATAGCAGTTACCTGCTATTATAATTAAGCAATTTTGTTTTGACTATGTTTATAGTTTCTTTTATTCTTTCTTTTATATTCTTTGACGCTTTTATATCTCCCCATTTTTTGATATAAGGTGGTTGAGGCAAATTTGGTTTAGAATAACTATCAAAATATTTCCATACAACAAAATTGATTTTAAGTTTCCAACCAATTATTGGTAATATGCTGCTTTTAAATTTTGTTACTATTTCTGTTTTTTCTTCATTTAGTCCGAAATCCATTTTTATTTCTTGAATAAATATCGTAAATGGTATTATAGACGGTTTTAAAATATACATTTTTTGAGCTTGCCTTCTTATTTTAACATCTAAATCTTCGTAGCTTTGAGATATAATATAAACATCAGCTTTAAAATGTCGAAAATTAGAAAAGAAAAACTTTAACTCATTCGTAAACGCTTTAAAGTTCCTGTTGTCAAATTCTAGTTGTGCTTCGTCAATAATAATTGCACAATTCTCTAACATATATTTTCCTAGCCACTCCTTGGTTATAACATTTGCCCCCAATACATGATGATTACAAAATACAGGTATATTCTTCTTAACATACTTCTTTACTATATGTGCCATGTATGTTGATTTACCACTACCGGGTTTACCCATTATCAACTCAAGCTTACCATGTTTAGGTGATATTATTATTTGAATAATGTTTAATAATATATATATAAATATTAAAATAAATAATATAATCATTTTTACCCCCTATAATAAAAACGGAGTAAATTTACTCCGTTAATACTATGATAATCTTTTAAATAAACCAACTGCACCACTTAAAAGTGCTGTTGCAAACCCAATTAATAGTATTGGATTTTCTGTAACTGTGTTTATTACATCTCCACAAGTGTCTAAAACAAAAGTTGTTACTTCTCCTAATGTAGTTATTACTGACGTCATTTTTTCACCTCCCTTCACATCATCTTTTTAATTAACGCTATTATACTAGCAAGAAGAAAAACTGCTACTACATATGAATAAGGCTCTATAATTAAAAGTTCTGCTATATCTCTTAATATTCTTATGACTAATTCTGCCATTTTATCACCTCAACAAACGAGAAATAAGCGAATTAAATATTCTTAAAACCATGTAAAAACCTATAACCAACAATATAGCAGATACTATCCATGGGATGTCAGGTTCATAATAGCCATTTGATATGAGAGGGGTATATTGTCCCAATAACTGTATTATATAATCTTTTATAAGCATTATTAACCCTCCTTAGTTGCGCCAAGAAACCTAAATATTAGCGCTAAAATTATAAAAAATGCAAATACTACCCATACCTTAAATCTATATTGGTCAATAATTATTTCCTTGTTGAAAATATTATTCCATAAACCATTAATTATTAATTGTATGTAACTCATTATCATAAAATCACCTTCTTAATACAGATAGCTACTATTATAGTTACACACGTTACAAGAAGAACTTTTATTTCAAGAGGGAAGAAACTGAATATTTGCTTCATAAATTGACTAAAACTCCCAATTAAACTTGCCACTTTTTCCATAGATTCTTTAGCGTCCATTTCAGCGTCTTTATAACCTTCGTTAGAGTCATACCAATCCTGATAATCGTCATGAATTTCTATTTTCTCATTTGTTGTATCATCAAAGCCATCATTATTATTATCAGTAAAGTCTGTATAAAACATACCTCGAGCCATAAACTCTTTTTGAGAAGCTATAGTAACCCCATTATTTAATAATATAGATGTAGGGAAATTAATTTTAGTTTCTACTGTATTAAATCCACTGTACGTCGCTCTTCCAAAAAATCTTATTTTACCTTCATAGTAAAGATTACTATGTTTTGTGATTTCTACTGATATATTTGACATGTCAAACGTTTTTCTTGTTGCAATCTTATAATTCGACGTTCCCTCTATGATTTTAGTATCAATATTGCTTTTAATGGAATTTATTAATTGCATTTTTATTATATCTTTATTTTTATCCCAGTCAACATATAAAAGGGGTTCAGAATATTTAACTTTAAATACCAAGTTAAAGTCTTCGTACGAATTCGCATAAATTCTTTTATATATTCCTCCACTTGTCCTTGTGTCTTGTGGGTCTGTATAGTATAAGCCTTCTTCAAAATTAAATGTCTCTATATTATCATGCTTTATGCGTTCTTGTTCGTGTTCGTCTTTGTTTCGTTCTAATACATCATCAATAAACCCATCAGCCCAACCATCATATATTGTTTCTCCGTTTTCATCATATATAAAGAAATTAGATGTACTAGACAAACAAAACAGCTTAACATCACTTTGAACCATTCTAGTATTTAATTCTCTAATATCTGCCACGTTTAATTGAGCAGATGAAGGAAACGTTCCATCAGTTTGCACATCTGCCAT